ATGGCTCTGGCTATGGCTATGGCTCTGGCTATGGCTCTGGCTCTGGCTATGGCTCTGTCTCTGGCTCTGGCTATGGCTATGGCGATGGCTCTGGCTCTGGCTCTGGCTATGGCGATGGCGATGGCGATGGCGATGGCTGAATAATTCCAACGGTCACGGATGACCATCTTTAACCAAGTAGGTGTAACGATGAAGAAATCACCACAACAAGCAATAAATGAAAAATGCAAAGAGTGCATATATGACGAACACAACGGCGGGACGTGGCGAGAGCAAACCGAAGCCTGCACAGTAACGTCATGCGCTCTCTATGATTTAAGACCTATTTCAAGTGTAACAAAAAGACAGCGTTCAGAAGCCCGTTTTAATGCGCTTTCCGAGTCAGAAAAGCTTATAGAAATAGAGAAAAGAAACGCAACAAGAGAAAGGCTAGCCAATCACATGGCTAAAAAATAATTTTGTTTTTTTAACGCTAAAAGCAGGGCAAAAAAATGATATGCAAAACGAAAGGCATTAAAGCCACATCAAGACGCGGTAGCCATGTTAACATGCACATGGTCAAGCGTTGGTACAACTGCGAGATAGCAGCGCGGGTAATAGCAACAATCAGCGGGGGTGAGTTATGGCGGTAGTAGAAGTTAAAGTCACAAAGTTCAAGGCTAGGGATGGTCGTCTTTTTGATGAAAAAGTAGAAGCGGTAGATCACGACATGCTTGTTGGCATTTGCGATTTATTGCATGACCGATTCGACGGAAAAGAAGAATTAACGCACACAGAAATATACAAATTTTTGGGTGAAAATCGAGATGAGATCATAGAAATAATGGGGTGGGAATATGAAAACGCAAACGATTAGACAACAACGCGCATTACGCGGGTTAATTGACAAAGACCAAAAACACCGATTACCCGAGAATCGCAAACAGCACGTTAAAGAGTGTTCACTTGGTCATGATGATGTTGATGTGAATGTCGAGGTCAATATCTCGTTTTTCTTCGGTGTGACCTTTGGCTTATTGGCTGCGGTGATCGCGGTCGCATTTTACACTGTGCTGTAGATGAACAATAAAACTATAGCATGGTTGTTTTTAGGTGCAGTTACTGCTGTTTATCTAGTAGTAATAGTAGGATTTTTAATTTTTTAAAAGGTAAAAACGTGGAAAAAAAGTTTATTTGTCGTGTAAGACGACGCGAAAACCCAAGCAAAAACTGGACAAAGCTGAATAAGTGCTACAAGTGAGCATAAGCACGTTACGCATTCGCAATGTCTGGAGTGTGTAGCGTGGTGAAAGTTCGTAGTATTTTGAAAAATCATGCTATAATTTAGTCAGTTATTAAAATTTGTCGGACTAGGGCAGTAATTTTAATAACATTGTTATTACTAACCCCGTGCTTGATTTGTGCTAGTCCCACAAGTCCACGGGGTTTTTTATTGGACGAAGAAAATGAAAACAGAAAATGAAGAACAAACAAACTTACCATCAACTCATGTATTACCCGACATGGACACGCTAGAAGAGGAAGTAATACCAGTATCTTCCCAATATTGGGAGCCAAGGAAAGAGGGCTCATTGCCAGAATTGAAAGGCGTTATTTTAGGCTTTAAAACATCGGACTACACAAAAGTAGACAAAACCACTGCAGAAATAGCTACTGTTGAGCTTGAATGCGCTGAAATAGCGGCGCAACTTAAAGACAAAAAAGGCGCGATTTATTATGAAAACTTTCGCAATGGCGCAGTTTTGCTAGTCTCATCACTGAAAGACGCAGTTAATAGTGGTCGGATTGTCTTAGGCAAAACGCCAGTGAAAATCGAGTATACAGGTGTTAGAAAATCTGGAAGCGGTAATTCGATGGACAAATTCCGTATTACTATCTTGAAATAACAAGATTAGCGCAAGGACGCGCTAACTTTTGGAGAATATCATGAGCTATGAATTACCTGATTTAGACGAATCAGAAGAATTAGAAGAAATCGCACTTAAAGAAGACGTTGATACTGCTTATGCCAAGTCACACTGCGGCATGATAACAGCGTCTAAAGTATCGACAATAGCAAATTATCAGCCAAACTCAGATGTGATGCACGATTTAGCATTAGAAATAGCTGAGCTACGGGCAAAAATAGACGAGTCTAAAACTGGCAAAACAAAAACACTTAACGCGTTGCTTGAGTGGAAAACTAATCAATACAATCGCATGTTTAATGACGAGTTGCCAGGCGGAGCGGTTAAGTGGTGTGAAAAACTGGCTTGTATGCGTATGACTGGCTTCTGTGAAGAATCAGATATTTCATTTGATTCTAAAGAGACGCGCTGGGGTAAGTTGAATGAGCCTAAGGCTATTGCAAAATTAATCGAACGATTTCCAGAATTCATATTTTTGAATGTTTTGGGAAATCAGCGATTCATAAAACTAAACGATTTTGAGTATGTCGGTGCCACACCTGACGCGGTAATCAGTACCAATGGCATAGGATATACTACAGTACTCGATGTTAAATGCCCATTCAATCGTGAAATACACTTGCTAAACTACGGACAAATACAAAACTACGCACAATTCAAGCGCGATTATCCGATGTATTACTGGCAAGGTGTACTTCAGATGATGTGTGCTAAAGTCGATAAGTTTATGTTTGCCTCGTATGACTATCGCTTTGAGTCAACTGGTCAAGATTTGTTTGTTTATGAGTTCGATTTGATACAGGAAGACGCTGATTTTTTGCTGTCTCGAATAACAAAAGCAGAGAGATTAATCAATGAAATCATCACAAGCCGTTAGAGCAATGGTAATTTTTGATGGTCTGGATTTAACAACAAAGAACGCTTTGTATCATGAAATGTTAAATCTAGGCTTACGAATCGAGCTAAAAGAAACAACGTGGCATAAGCATGTAAGACAGCGCGCAAAGACAGCCAAAGGCGATTTGAAGCGGTATTTTTCATTGATAACAAATTTTTCACCGTCTGACGTTCAGACTTTTTTAGATGCTTTTGCGAATGTGGAGAAATAACCATGCAATACACAATACACGGCTGGTCTAGAAAGTGGCAAATCAAAGCTGAGCTGGTTATCAACCTAATGAAGCGTGGCAATGATTTCAACGAAACCATAAAAAAGGCAGGTTTAAAATGAATATAATCCAAGAACTGATTGAAATAATCAAAACTAAAAACTCATGGGGCAAGAACGAATTGATGTTTGTACTTCTTGACTTAATGGCTAAGCATTACAAGGAAAAAAAGTGATTGTTTATCGCTTTGGAATAAAACACCTGCAGCACTGGACGATATTCCCATGGATTAGTACACGTCAATGCGAGTCTGGTTGTTGTTGTGTGATTACGTTCACATGGGTGTTTATCGAAGTTGCGAGATTCAGGAGCAGTCATGGCCGAGCAAAATAAAGCTAGACCGTTTGTTATTGGTGATTTTGTGATTATTAAAATCGGTGATCATAAATCATTTACGAGGACGATTTGTGATGTCGATTGCCCGTATGATGGCATGGTTTTTATTTCTTTCGGCGGATTGATTGAACGTGAAAATACAGCAAATTTGCGAATGAAATTTCCTCCAAAGGTGAATCATGAATAACGAACTAAAAAAGCGGTTGATAGCCGCGCTTGAATCATCGATAGCAAATTCGGGCGACTTGCTCGATTACTGGATAATGAATATGGGCGAGCAATCAGCAAAAAATAAAACTGTTGCCGACGCTTATCGAAGTGAAATCACAGAATGCCAAGAGTTAATCAATGAGTTGCAAGATGTGGTCACTGAAAAACTAGCGCGTGAACAAGCCAAGGACAACTAAACACTTTTTCCGATTTGCTTGTGATGCGTCTAAATTTTTCTGTGCGTATTATAAATACGCACACAAAAACTCAACAATAGATGGCGATGTTGCTCCTAAAAAATTTATACTTGCTGAGTTGGTTAGTGTTGTTCTAGCAATTAGGTAATTTGTTGTTTTAGATGCAACTGACACTGTTTTTGAGCGGTAAAAATTATAGATTTGCGTTTGTGTTGATGATGCGCCGCCTTGGTAATTGTATCCTTTAAAATCGGTGTCGCTAAAACTAGATGTTGATGTTGATAACCCAAATTCCATGTCTGCTGCTACTTGAGCAACAGTTGAGACTAAATAAGGGCATAACTGAACTTTAACTACCCAACAGCCTATAGGCATTGATAACGACAAAGAACCAAGATTGTAATATGTATTTTGTACGGGTGTTGATTGAGTTCTTGTGCTTGTGTCGCTTAGTCTAACCGTCCATTTTGACGGGTCAACAGGGAAACCAAGCGGACATTTAACATTAGAAACAGAAATCGATGAAATAGCGGCATTGGCTAGTGTGTAATCTGTCCCGCCGTACACCGTTAATGTCGTGTCAGTGACTGCAACAATAATAAAATACTTTACGGTGGTTTGGGTTAGTTTAATGCGATAACCGACAGCATATTTACTAGCCGCGCCTGTTGGTACGGTAATAACAAAAACAGGACTGTCTGCACTGGCATAAGTCCAAGAGTCACTCACTGAACCCCAGCCATCAAGCCTAGCATTGGTCCATTGTAAATACTCAACGTAATCACCGCTTGCGCTTCCTTGACCCGCCCCAGTGTGTTTAAAACCACCCATAGGCAGGTTAGCCGTTGGTGTTGTTCTTCCTCCCTTATCAATACTATTAGTTATCTCCTGCCCTAGGTCATTAATTTCCGAGTTTACTTCAGTTGCTTTTATAACGGTTAATGGTTGATAACCACTTGCACCGGGCGGGTTGACGCGACTGTATGAACCGTTTGCATCTCTTGACATACTATTGTCCTCTGTTTTGTACTGCTGTTTGAGTGCCAGCGTTTCTTAATAATTCGCTGATTAATTTTGTTGCTGCTGGATTGCGTTGTAAATCAATCAATCCTTTCGATAAATAACCATTTTGATTCCATAACGCCTTTTGTGCCGCTTTAGGTAATAAAACCGACGCGCCCATTAAGCCCAGTCCACCAATTGCGCTCTGTGCAGGGTCTTGGGTTCTTGCGTACTCTTCAGCCGCGCCAACCGCCGCCGTCCCTTTTAGCATGTTAATCAGCATTTGTTTCTGTGCTGTTCCAGAATCAGGTATTTTGTCTGGAATAAACGCTTTACCAACTTTGGCAATATCAGTTAAATCTTGATTGCCTTGTCCATAGATAACGCGGTTTGTATCGCGTCTTCTAAGCTGATTCATCAATAAATTAGGGTTTACAGTTTCGGTTACGGGGTCGGCAGCCTTTTCAATCGACTTCATAACCGCATAGTCATTATTAGCCTGTGCTAGTTTTTCAGCAACATCGGGAGATACATTTCGCTGCATTGCATCATCTGCAGCTTTGCGTATGTCTTTTAGCAGGTTGGATGTAAACGGGTCACTATTTTCAAAACCACGCGCTTGTGTGTCTAGCATTGAGCGTATGTTTTGATAATTAGCCCCTTCAATTTGCGCGCCAACTGGCGGTTTTCCTAGGTCTGATAGATAGCTAAAAACCAGCTTTTTTTGATTGGTTGGTAATCGTTCAAACTGCTGCTTGCCAATATCAACAATATCCTGTTTTAATTGAGCGTCAACAACTAACGGATTATTCTGAAAAACATCATCATAATTACCACTAATTCTAGCTTTCATATCGCCCATTACTTCTTGAGATGGACGACTAGCTGATTCGTTTCCTTGGTTAAATAAAACCCGTTGCCAGTCTTCACGCTGCGCCATTTTTGCCGCTTGTTGATTAGCAGATGATGATGGTATCGAGTCCAGGACATTATCTAAATGTTGTAGTGTCTTATTGCCTGTCAACTGAGCGGCATTGAGCTTTATACCTAACTGCCCAGCCTTTTCAATCAATGCCTGTCTAGTGGGATCAACAACACGTTTAAATGGTTGAATCGCAAACTTAGTGACATTGCCCAGCAAATCACCTACACCGCTACCAGCCATTCCAGACACCATAGCATCGCTTCTATCGGTTGGAGTGGTCGCATATTCAGTTAATCCAGTCGCTAAAGCACGAGCAGGAATGCCAGCAACCCCGCCGACTGGAGCGGTTATCATCATATCGCCTAGGACATTGCCAATGCCAGCCCCTTTGTTCTGCTCAACCCACGCTTGCTCTGCTGCTATCCGCTGCGCATCTTCCTCGTTACTAAATGGGTTTAGTGCGTTCATAGCTTGATTGCCGCGCGCAGCAACACCCAGCGCAATATTTTTTAAATACGTCGGGGTGTCTATTTGCTGTTCTTGCGGTTGTTCGTTAGGTTGTGTTTTAAAATAATCTAAATCTGCTTGTGCGCCTTGTCTTGACTGATTAGCCACATATTCACTAATCATCGCTTGAGCTTGCTCTGGTGTAGTACCTTCTGCAACCTCAAACTTAGCTATTCTGCCATCAGGCATTTGAAACTTTGCGATAGCCATTATTCAAATCCTAAAAATTTAACACCTTGTTGAGTATTAGTTGATTTTGTTTGCTCTTCAATAATGCCAGCCTTTTGTTTAGCAACTGACTTAGCATTAGTGATAACAGTATTAAAATCATTTATTGCCTGTTTAAACTCGTCTTCTGTCTGAGCGGTATTTAGCCTAACTATTGCATCAGTCGCTTTTTCTCCTTCCTTCTCAGTAATGGCACCACTGCCTTTTAGTGATTCAAAAGCTTGTAAAAACGCTTTGCCTTTTACCTGATCTAATCGAGTTCTAAAATTAGCTTCTTCTGTTCCTGGCACGCGTAATGCCCCAGCAATACTTGGCGCGCCAACGACACCAGCTAACCCCTTATGATTTTTCAGTTCATTCAATAAATTAGTTAAATTATTAGCTTCAGTGATTACTTTAGGGAGATTTTGCTTAGCTATAGCTTGTTCCTCAAGCATTTTTTTCTGCGCTTCTGCTTGAACGTCGTTAATTTTTTGCTGTTGTTCAATAGGCAATAGATTTGCTTTTTGTTGTACAGTAATATCGGCCTGTGCTTGCTGCTTAGCAACATCATAAGGTAATGTCGCTGCTGCGGTTTGCGCTGCTTTTTCGGCGGGCGATTGACCGTAAACAATTCCGTCGGTTTGTACATTATCGGCCTGTGCTACTTGCAAAGGTTGTGATGGTTGATAATTACCTAGCACCTTTCTAACATAATCCCGAGTCTCTTTGTAAGGAGGGATACCGCCGTATTTATCAACCGCACCCTCACCTGCATTATAAGCAGCAATGGCTAATGTTTTATCCCCGTTAAATTTATCTAATAGAAACCTCATGTACTGAGCCCCGCCGTCAACACTTTGTGCGGGGTCATTTCTATCAGTAACGCCAAAACGTTGAGCCGTTGCAGGCATTAACTGCATTAAACCAACTGCACCCGCTGAACTAACGGCCCTTGGATTGCCCGCGCTTTCTTGTTTCATCATTGCCCGCAATAAATTAGGGTCTAAGCCGTATTTTTGCGCCGAACTGTCTATTAATGAATCGTATTTAGATGGTTGAATTGAATATTGTGGTTGCTGTGGTTGCTGTGCATTAGGCTGTGCATTTTGCGTAAAATCACCGAAAGCAGGATTAAGCGTTTTCTGTGGTGCGTAGAACTCTTGACCATATTGATTAGTCATTTTTCCGCCTTTTTCTCCCTCTCTGCCACGCGTGATTAATGCTTGTAGCAATGGGTCAGCCGTTGCTCTGCTGACAACTTTTCCAGTTGTTGGGTCTTTTATGTACGACAAATCGCCGCTTAATGGGTCAATCATCGCCAAACCTTGGCTAGTGCTTTCGATTTGCTTAGGCGTAAATTGACGTTTCAATTGCATGGACATGATGTCTTCAGGATTAGCCCCGTATTCAATCATAGAATCTGGGGTAAGCTGTCCACCACCTTTTAACATCTGAACAAGTGCATTACGGCGTTTATCCTCTAGTTCGGCCGCATCTTTAGCACCAGAAGCAGCAAGATAAGCCGCCCCGAATGACTCAAGACCTTTAACCAAAGCTTGCGCTGGTTTTAGTTTAGTCCATTGATTTGGAGAAATCGCATTCTGTGATTGCTGCATTAATAAGTCGGCAATTCTTTTTTTAGTTTCCGCGTTTGCTTTAGCAACGCTAAAGTCTGACATAATCATTAGAGTCTTCCTAAGTATGCGCCACCAAGCGTACCTAGCGCGCCGATGCCGCTAGATAGCGTTGAGTTCTTACCAGAACGGGCGTTTTGCGATTGCTGAGCAGCTCTATCGGTAATGCTTTGAGCCATGTTCTGCAAGCCAGTACTGGCTAACACATTTCTATCTAATCCAGCTTGATTGCCGCCGTAAATCATTCCCGCCATGTCGATATTTTGTAGGTTTGGCGTTAGATTGCTAGCATTCTGTAAAGTCGTCGCCCCCGTGTATTGAGGTGATACTATCTGATTTCTAGCTCCTAGTGCAGTCATGTAGTCGTTCATGTTTTGATTCCTACCAGCAAAATCAATTCCCTGAGCCGTGCCAATGTTACTAAATAGCTGATTTTGTCTAGCAATGTTCATATTCTGGCTACGTTGCATCTCATCGCCACCTTGAGCAATTGCCGCTAGTCTTGCATCATTGACGCGCTTGCTTTGGTCTTGCATTGCATTATTGTAAGCTTCCCCACCATACGCCAAACCCTGATTTGCTAATCGAGTCCTTAACGCTTCTTCGTCACGTTGTAGATATGGGTTGAGTCTATCCATCAATCCCTGTTCAACGTGTTGCCGTGTTTCTAAATTACCGCTGCTAACATCTGGCAAGTTGTTCATTAACCACAAAGCTTGATCTGTGTACTGATTTACATCGCGCCCGCTAGACCTATTAACATCTAATCCTTTAGCATAAGCTAAGTTATCAAGGTTATTTCTTAATGCCGCTGAGTTTTGGTCTAGCGTAGTTGTCTGCGTCCATTGTGGGTTATCTTGCGTGCCTACATTTTGCCAAACAACTGATCCATTAGGAGTATATTGATTAAACCGATTAAACCCGCTTTCAGTATTAGCAGCTTGCTTTGCAAGGTTATACTGCCCTTGAGCCGTTGCTGCGTTTGCATCTGTTTGAGCTTGCTGAGCTAACAAAATAGACTGCCATGTTTTAGCGTCTTGGTCTTGCAACATTTTTTGTGTACCAGCAATATATTGAGGCATAACCGACATATCTGCGCCGGGCGAAGAGCCACCGCCACCGCCCATATAAAAAGCTGGCACTAATAATTTAAAAAGTCTATTTAAAACCATTTGCATTCCTCTTTTAGCATCCCATAGATGCACATATTGTTACCAGTCGGGCTGCCTTTGCGCATAATTCCCTCAAGTTTAAAACCTACTTTTTCAGTTATTTTGATAGAGGATAAATTATCCTCATCAATCATCGCAGTCATTCTATTAGCACCAAGCGTAATAAACGCATAATTAGCCAACAATCGTAAAAACCCGCGTGTCATGGCGCGTTTATCAGTGATAGCTAACGAGATGCAAACGCTTTTAATGGCTGGACGGTAATTGTCAAAAACAGCCGCCCCGATTAATTTATCGCCTTTTAACACACCAAAACTAAACGGATTATCAAAGCCAATTTGGCAAGGCATTTTCAATCTTGCCCATTCATCGACACCATGACCGTGTACAATCAACACTAGATTAGTCCTCCCATTTCATAAGTAATAGTCCAGTTGTGCCACTCCATTGTCTGCTCATTTGCCTGTACAGACATTTTTAGAGCTGCACAATAACCTATGCCATTGACGCTTATCCATTGATTAAATAACGCTGATTCTGTTGCCCATAACGCCACGTCCCATAACGCCACATTCCATTGTGAGCCATTTGTACCAGATAAGTTAGCCGTACCAACTAAAGCAACATCGCCAAAATCCACATCGATATTGATAGCGGGTGAAATAGTTCCAACGCAATAAATCAATGGCTTAACCATTTTGTAAGCCTTTTGCTGTTGGTTTCCGCCGTAAAACTGGAACGATGTTTTTACGTCAGCCGTAACATTAGCTATCCCACCAGTTGAACTGCCACCACTGCCTGTGCCGTGGGTATCGGTTGCGGTAAATGGTACGGTCTCAACGGTGTAACTTGCCGCACCATTGGCTATAGCCGCGCCTTTGATAATGGCGAACTCGTCAACTAATCCCCATAATGAATCGGTACTGGCTCCACCTAAATACATGGTTCTAGCCGAATCATAATAAACCGCCGATGTTAGAGCTGTTGCGGTTATATCGAGTACGCCGTCAACATAGAAATATAAATTTCCCGAATAGCACTCTAATAATATTGCATACCAATTCTGATATGGCGCGACTGTTGATGAAGTAACATTGATCGCATTAGTCGCGCCGTTATAAGAAATCAAAATATTAAATAATTGCGTATCAGCAATCCAGTTGATAGTTATGCCGTAGCCATTCGTAAAAATAGTATGAGTTTTACCTGCAACAAAATTAGTTACTTTAACTCGAAAAGCGATAGCCCAGTCCGCTGTTCCAAAGTTGAAATTTGCTGTTTCCGACCATTCAACGCGCTTATCATTTGCCGAGCCTGTGCCTAAGTCCATTGACGCATAGCCAAAAACTTTATCAGTAGCGTAAATAGTCGCCCCGTTATCTAACGTTGCGATATTGCCCTTGCCGCTATCATCAATAGTTGTTGTGCCGCTGATTGCATCGCAATGTAGTAATATCGAGTAGCCAGTTACGATACTATCGGATGTAGCGGGGTCGTTTTGTAATGGAACATCGAGCTTATAAACGCGTTTACCTATAATTCCATAGAGTTCATTATTGAAATAAGCAAATGCGGTTGTAGCCCATCCAGTGAATCGACACCACGCGCCCGTGATCGTATTCATTACATACTGAACGCTGTCGGTTAGTGATGACTGCGGCACATTTACGATTAATTTATGATTGTCTGGGAATAGTACCAATTGCCAACCAAAGTTATCGTGATAAAGTGTAGTGTTATTGATAATCGAGTTAATTATTTTGTCAGTGATTGTACGATTTTCTGCGACCACGTCATTTTGTAATGCTGCTTGTAGTGACACAATCCCGTTGACCGTCAACACTAATGTGTCATCGCCAAGTCTGCAAATAAACCTGCCACCATCCATTGATGAACCGTTTGCAACGGGTGAGCCTATCTTGTAATTGCCTACTATTGCGAAAGTAGACGCGCTTGCTGGGTCTGTTCCTTGGTAAACGATACATTCTCCCTCGCTTGTAATTGCTACAAAATAATCATCTATTGTTAAACCTGCGCTCGATGATACTGTTGCGGTCGCCACCAATTTACCGCCTAGTTTAGCTATTCCCGCAAAATCTAACTCTGTTGCTGCTCCACCAATGGCTTGTGTTCCCAAAAACCAACAAGATAGGCTGTTTTCTTCGACAAAGAATAAGCGATTTTTCCAAACATTCACTTGTGAGAATAATTTAGCATCAATCCCTGTAATAGCCGTTGCATATCCAGTACCGCTAGCCGTCCATGATGTACCGTTATAAAATTCTGGCAAATCAGCACTATTGCAAGTCACCAGAAAATTACCAGAAGCCCCACCGAAGTTGACAAAATCAAGACGACTATTTGTCAATCCTGATACAGCAGCAGAGCCAACAGAGCCAACACTTGTGACATCGTAAATACTGCCATTAGCAACGACAAATAGCTTAGATGAGCTAATGCCGTTATAGGTCATCAATGTCTCACCCGTAGCAGGTAAGCCAGTCGCCCATTCTAAAGCACCGCCTCTTAACTCTACGCTTCGTGTAGATGGAAACCAGTTATCCAATACTAGAGCGTCATTAGCTGGCATATTAGATATTGAGTCTCTATCGTTCAAACCACCGACAGGGGCTGGAACGGTGAATGCTTCGGTGCGACGTTGTTTATTGACTTGGACTCGCTTCATTACCAACTACCAGCAGGAATAAAAATGCCACCAACAAAATCATTATTACCACCTATCTGCAAAATAGGTGGCGGTACATTACGCGCCATTAAGTCGTCAACGATTGCAGAGTAATCATTGTAATCTTCTGAGTAATCGAATCCCTTTTCCTTTTTGAATCGCCAAATAACACCCGCAATGATTGCATCCGAATCTAAAATAGGACTGTCCGTGTCTGCTGTAAACTCTGTTAATTGTGTACCACCCACATTGACACCAACAAAATTTGTCATGTAGTCAACGGCTATTGTTTGCCCTGCCGATGGTGCGGGGTACATCAAGAAATTATCGCCCATAATCCTAAATTGATTATAGGGAGCCTGGTTCACCATCGATTTCTTCTGGGCGTAAACCTCAGGAGACAAAGAACCATAAACAGGCACTTTCAGCGACCTATTCCAGATTGTGTTATTGATGATGTAATCTAGGTTTGGCAAGAGCGTTGAAACAACGCCCTGCGATTCTGTCGCTACTGTTGTGAACGTAGTTTCCGCTGCTAATTGCTGCCATTGGGTACGGCGTGATAGCTTGCGAATCTCTTTTTTAAGAAGTGTGTACGCTTGCGTAGCAGTTTGGTCGGTGTTACCTATCAGTGTTGACGGCTTAGGCAATCCGAATTGTGATAACGCCTCTTGAACGATTTGTAAAATATTCATGTTTCTTTGGTTTCAAAGTTTAATGGATTTTTACGCTTACGCTGTCGAGTTTGGGCGATAGTGCCAGTACTTACCCGACTGGCTTAGGTTTTGCTTGCCAATAGGTATTAGGCAAAGCAATTTTATAACATTTTCACTTGATTACGCTGATTTTTTTAGTTTTTCAGCAATTTGTTTTTCAAGACTAATAATTCTTTCTTTTAGAGCGTCGTTTTCTGCTTTCAAGGCTTCATTTTCAGCTAACAAGGTATTTGCACTGGATAAAGCGGATTTGGCTTTTTCTTTCAATTCTCTAGCACCTGCCCCGACTTTACGCATGGCTTCTTCGCTCATGGCTGCGCAGTCTTCTAGCGTTCTAACTCCTGCACTTGTCAGTTGTTTGCGCTGCAAAGGGCTAAATGGTAAATAGGTTAATATTGGCGTACCGAATTCAGGGATTTCATTACCCTTTTTCCACTCATCATAAGCGACGGTAAACATGCCATGCCATGTGTTTGGGATAAATCCAGTCATCCCTTTTTCGTAGGTTTCGCGTAACCAGTCATCCACTTTCTTTTTCACACTATCACGACTACCGACCTGTGATAACTCCACATAGTGTTCATTTTTAGGCACAAAATAGCCTAGTTCGATTGATTTATCGCGGTCTTCGACTTCCTCATTCAAAAAACGAATATGAGGCGGTCTGATTTCCATTAATTCCATTCTAATACCTATTTAGTTAAAGATTGCCCCGCTGTTACACGGGGCTGTTTTGTTACACAATTGAAGCTGGATTGGATAAATTACAAACTGCCCAATAAATTGTGCCGTCGTTAAAAGTACCAGTCACACTTGCTGAGCTTGTAGCCGTAGAAACCACGTCAACGGTCACTGTTCCATCTGTATTAATAGCCGTAACTTTAGCGGATGTACCAACACCTGTTCCAGTCAATGGCATACCGATAAACCAACCATCAGTATTTTTGGTAGTAGGTCTGATAATTGCCGAGCCGTTGGACAGGTTACAAGTTTTCACTACTGTTTTAGTAGCTGCTTCTGTAACATTGATACCAACAAGCTGTTTACCTACGCCCGTTGCACCGATTCTACCAGCGGCATGTGCGAAAGCAGCCGCATCAGCAGCTAATGCGCTATCGCCTGCGACTGGTGCAATACCAGCGCGAATAAACCACCCGTATTGATCAGCAGCACTAAATTTTGTAGCCGCCACATAAATAGGCTTGCCTTGCGCAATTGCGGTCGGCATTGTCGTTGCTGTTAAGGTTAAAGAACCATCTGACGCGGTAGCAGTGCTTAAAATAACTGGATTGCCAACTACTAAAGCGGCAGCACTTTTAGCATAAATTAGTTCACGCGTGCCAAACATTGAATCCTGAACTAGAACTGTCATGCCCATTGGATGACGTTGCGTGGTATCAGGTGGAAATGAATCATTTGCAGGCTGTAAACCTGCGATTGGTGTAATACTAGATTCTGACATTTTAATTTGCCTGTAAAAACTATTCAAAAAAATGAGGCTATTCTGTATAGCCTCATGCTTTTATCGCTCCTGTATGCTAGCTCTTCATGCACCCCTGAAGGAATCGAGCCGAACAAGTCAGGTTACCTTGGAACAAAATAGGAATAACACTCGCATCCTGATTGACCGACATTTTAGGGTCTAACATAGTCATGTTAGCGTCCTTATGTGCGACAAAATTCAGGAAATTGGTGTTGATAAAATAACCGTGTGCAGTCGGAATACCAGAAGCAGCCGCATCGAAAACAACATCAGCCATCTTGTACTTCAAGCTAACAAAACCCGCTTGAGCTTCATCAGAAGAAGCATAACGCTTGATGCTAGTTTGTGATACCTCGAAGAACGTAAAGTAGTCTTCTGACATGACGATTAAATCAGGATGGTCCATGCCGCGTGTCGTTCTAAGCCATAATGGCAACATCAAGCTTTCAATCGTTGTTGCGCTTGGCGTAATACCTGCGCCGCCTTGCAACGGAGCTGCCGCTGATTGCACGATGTTTTTCCAAAACGCCCATGTATTAGCGTCAATACCGCCAACGGTATTAGTAGGCGTGTCAGCAATAATCGCCTGTAACCCGTTAATCTGATTTGGCAAAGAACCATCAGAATACAGATCACTAGCTAGGTTATTGGCAAATGTGCGTTCTGCGTTGGTGATTTTGCTTTCAGCTAAATCGATAATAGCGTTTTTACCAGCGTTCGAGCGTAACTCTAAACCAGACGTGGTGATGTTCACCGCCGCTTGTCGCCAAGGGTACTCTGCATTAGTAATGACTTCTTGCGCTGAAATATTCAGCGTATCCAAGCCAGTGTAACGCTGATATGTGTTGTTTTGTTGGTAATCGAGCGGCGTAACAATACTTAAACCGCCGTCAATAGTTTTCATTTTGCCGCGTTTATTCAAACGATTGAATAACGCATTGTGCTTGCTGATTTGGTCAGCAGGGTTTTTTGACAGATACTCGCGATAGGTTGAGGTAACCAAATTGTTAAACGCGGTAAATGTCGTAGTTGATGGTATTGCCATCGTTATACTCCAAAAAGGTTAAAGACCGACAGTCTCGGCTTGTCTTGCTAAGATGTCTTTTAGCGACTTTCCACCATTGCCTTGTGACTGTGTTACGCCGTGTTTACGCACGTTATCAGCACCTGCTTTTCTGGCTTCTTCCGCCGTTTTTTTTGCTTTAGCTTTTTCCGCTTCAATTTGTTGAGTTATCAACTTTTGACGCAGTTCTGGTTTTAACCAGATCGCTTGTTGGTATGCGTCGGCGAGGTCGCTCGCTCTATCGCTGCTTAGTAACGCTGCCATTTCTTCGCGTACTAAGTCGAAATGCTCATATTCTGGCTTACTAGCAAACTCCGCAATTTGTTGTTTAACGCTTTGCTCTTGTTGCTGCTGGGTCATTTGTTGCTGATTAGCAATATAGCTAGTTACTTGTCTAAGCTGCTGCTCTAAGTTGCTAATTTGTGGATTATTTTGCGCTTGTACTGGTGAACCGTCAAGACTAATGCCGCGTGACTGCGCAAATTCTTGTATAAACGCCACTGGGTTTGTTTTTGCGTACTGAAACAGGCTGTAAAGCTCTTTAATGCCCTGTTGTTCACTGCCAAACTCTTGGCGTAGTGACAGGATTTCATTAGCAACTGGGTCGAGAGATTTCGCATATTCTGCGGACTCTTTGTATTGCGCAATGCCGTTATGAAACGAGTCTTCACGACGTTGGATTTCTTGTTGTATATCTAGTGGCAATTCAGCAAACTTAGCTTGTAGCTCTTTTTTCCAACTTGAAGGCGGTTTAATCGCTGGCTCAGTTGGCTCAATGGCTTGCTGCTCTTCTTCACTTTCAACTGGTTCAGTTGATTCAATCGCCGTTTGCTCTGGTTCTGGCTCGCTCAATTGCTGAGCCATAAAATCACGCATTGATGTTGCGCTGGTTTCTTGGGTAGATTCTTGACTGGTTTCTTGGGTTGGTTGTTCTTGCTCAAACATTTCTAATACCTAATAAGTTCGCGTCGTTGTGATTCTGGCATTTCTCGCACTTTTGATTCAATCATTTGCTTGATGACCTGCCGTTGTTTATCTTCTTTGTATTGCCGTTGTCTGGCTGCTTCCTTTTTCTCTTGCTCTAAACCCTCCCAAGGTCTTGAGCAGCTTCTAGCCATGTCCTCGCGTCTTTCTTTGCGACCAGACACTAAACGTCCATCAATAGGGCTATGGTACTCTGGTGTGTCAGGCAAAACGTCATGATAGCGAACGTCTTTGCCGTAGTCTGGGTGGTCTGGTGTTTTGTGGACGCGTCCAGTTTTTGGGTCATATTCAAAATATTGTTTCATAATCTATACCCTTCATCTAAACAGTCCGAGTTTTCTAAACTATTAAAGCAGTCTAAACAAAAGTTACCTTTTCCAGTTTCTACCCATGTGCTTAAACATTCATTATTTGCTGCATGTATTGGTTCATGACAAATATCACAGTCAACATTGTTGTAAGCCAATTTGTTATCATCTGGCAATAAATCGGAAATATGTGAATGTATTAGTGGCTCTTTTATTCGCCCTGTGTTATTACCATTTAGAGATAATATTAGATTTTCTAATACAATCATTTGCTCTATTCTCATCACACATTCCCCATTCTCACATCAACCTGCGTTTGTCTGTCAATCAATTGCATTTGTGCTATCTGCAAATCGACCTGCATTCTTTCACGTTCGAGTATTGCTTGCTGTTCAAGTTCCATGCGTTTAATTTCAACATCTGTCTGCAATCTCATTTGCTCAATTTGCATTTGTGCTTGCGTTTTTTGTTGCTCGCTTTGGACTTGTAAAGTAGCCTTTTGCTGTTCGGCTTGCGCTTTTAATTGCTCTGGATTTGGTTCAGGTGGTTTAGGTGGTGGTTCACTGATTTTGTCGAACGCGTCCTCAACTGCGCTGCCAAGCTTGGCGCGCCTAATAACCGCCATCGTCAATTCTTTAACCGCTTCGACAGGCATAACACCCGCTTGGACAAATGGGGCGTAGCTGGTCATCAACTGAGATAAACCCATCAGCAAATCTCGTAAGCCTTGCATATCGCTGTTTTGGCTGGCAATGATAGTGCTGTCCGTTTCGATGTCGATTTTAAAAGCTCGTTGTACGTCACTGCTCAAAACCTCTTTGACTTGTTCCCAAGTTATCGGCAATTCTGGCTTAGGTGGTGGCTGTTGTCCTTGCATTAAAGCAGCTTGTGCTTGTTGTTGATATTGCTGCATAAGCATTGCTATGTCTTGCTGAGTTGCAAGCTTTAACCCTGTCATTGCTGCCAAGGTTTCAATACTGAACTTTTCGCCAATCACTTCAACCATCATGCGAACCACGTCACGGATCATGACTTGAATATCACGCTGCATTCTGCCAACGCGTTGACCACCCCATTGAGCTTTGATGTTTTGAGCTGTCGCTGATTCACTTGCCTGACTTGAGCCGCGCAAGATGTCAGATAAACCGATTATTTCATAGATAACCTGCTTGCATTGTTCACGCTGAGCATAGAGACCTCCTAATATTTCGGCAATCGGTTTAATGTCCATAAACCATATCACGTTATCAATGTTGCCTTTATCGATAATAGACGACAGATTTTGAACGGGAATTAAATCCAGTTCATTTCCATTTAACAGTCTGCCCAGCTCTGCCATCGTAGCATCGTAAATGCCGCGTACTTTGATAGCGTCGATAATCGTATTAATACGCTTACTAACATTGTTTAGTTCTTCGGCTTGCTGCTCATATACTGCATATAAAGGCACTGGAACGGTACTATCTGGGTCTACAAACGCGTAAGCTGGCTCTGGAATCGGGTAAAAATTAACAAAGCTAAGGCTAGGTGGCTTGCTGTCTAAAAGATATTTATAATCCTTTGTAACCCAATACACCATCTTTTCATCTTTACACCAAATTTCCCATACTTCCTGAGAATCTGCTTGATTGCCTTCACTATCTTGACGTTTATCCCATTCGATATGGTTTGTTGCTTCTTCGCCAAATCGTTCCTTAAACTCATCTTTTTCAAAAAAGTGTCTATAAGCCGTCCAAGGTATCTCGCTCCATTCTTTTCCTTCACCCATGCGGAAATCAGCATAATGAACATGCTCTACAATAACTTGCTCCCATGCCAGTTCTTCATAGCTTTCAATTTCTTGTTGTTCTTGTTCTTGGGTTTCGGTTTCTTCTTGCTGTTCTTCATCGATTAATGGATTTTCGGCAATTTGGGTAAATGATGGAACGTAGCGAATGCGCGGTATCCCTCTTCCGCCTAGTAGATAGTCATAAATGGTCAGTTTAATAGAAGACTCAAAGCATTTATTATCCAGTGCAAACGACACCGAACGATTCAGCACTTGTGACACTGCACTGGCTAACTTGTCTTCATCATCTAACCATCGTTGACGGATGTCTGGCTTAGGCGTGCTGTTATAAATAGCACCTGATAGCGTGTCGGTGTTTGAATAGAGAATATTAAATGCGGATTTCTTCTCTTTTTCGCTGCGATAAGTTTCTAAAATCTTTTTGACTTTATCACGCCATTTCTGCTCGCGCTTATCGGCTTTATCAAGCGCATTTATCCATTTATCGCGCTCTTTGCGAGATTCGGCTAATTTGTCTATGTATTGCGCTTCTTGTTCGCTCATTATCGTTGCCCAGCTATAGAGTCGTATTTAATTTCGTTCATTATATCAAGATGCCTAAGTCTCATATATGCTTTACCGCGAGGGAACCAGTTTTTAGCTTTTCTGACAACGGGTAAAGTTTTATTAATACCGAATTTATTTGGGTCGAATCTAATATCCTGTAATCTTTTTATAAAATTACTGTCAATATAAGCATGATAAACAAGATGGATATTGCCTTTATGAGGATTATATTTCATGATCGTTCCCGTCTTGATTGTTGTAGTAATTCATTGAATGTCATTTGAGTAGCGAATTTAGGCGGTTCAATGATAGTTTGTGGTCTTACCCAAGGGCGTGACATGCAGGCATAACGGACGCTGTCCCCGCAATGGTCTTCCATGTCAGTGTCTATATCCTCTATATTCGTTTTGTCATGCTGCAATAATGGTATGGTCCTGATAGCATGTTCGCAATTATCAAAAAATACCAGCATCGGCTCACTTTCGTCACTGCCAATCAAACGCGCCCGCATTACATCCCAGCCGCCCATATTGCCACGCTTAGAAACGCGCGAATTATCAGCACGTTTAAATACAACGTTGTTGCCGCTGCCCTTTCTCATACGTTCGTGTATCGATTCCCCGCCGTCTTGGCTAAATGCCGCAGGGTCTAACACGCCATAGCTAATTGAGTCTTTTTGTTCGCGTTGCCAGATACCCGCGCCTACCGCTTCGGCTGTCATCTTTAAGCCCACATTGTACTTGTCTTTTTCCATGCCGTACCATTCGCGATAGCAAACTAAAGCCCCGCGTTTTAACACTAAGCCAGTGTCTAACCTATAGTCATCTGTGACCACTGCAAACCAATGAAACGCAAATGGTCTAGCACTTCCCCAGTCGCCACTCCTAAATTTCATCCATTGCTCAGGGATTTCAAACGGCTTGATAACGTG